CCCGCCCTAGGCGATACAATTGCAGTATATGATGCATCAGGAACGGCGGCAACAAATAATATTACAATAGCCAGAAACGGCAACAAGATTAATGGACAAACAGAAGATGCTATAATTGACGTAGATCAATCAGGTTCTATATTTACATATACAGGCGCTACGCTTGGTTGGAGGTTCGATTAATGGCAATTAGAAAGTCATCAAATACAGGTATTCCTTTTGGTAATACAGCCAATCGTCCTGTCAATCCAGCAATTGGACAGCCTTATTTTAATGGAGAAGAACAAAGATTAGAAATTTATACAAATTTAAGTTGGCAGAATATTGTGGCGGAAACTCCAGGAGTTGTTTCATTTACTGGAACTGTATTAGAAACAAACTCTACAAATACGCTTGTAATTTCAGGAACAAATTTTGCAAATGGAGCAGTAGCGTATTTGATTGGTTCAGATGGAACAGAATATGCAGCAAATACAACAACTGTCAATTCAATAGTTCAAATTACGGCAGTGTTTCCCGCAATTTCTGCATCAAAAGAACCATATGATATAAAAGTTGTTAATCCTTCTAATCTATATGGACTTTTGCCAGACGCTGTTTCTATTAACGATAAGCCAGTATGGCAAACTGCCGCTGGATCTCTAGGAACATTTACAGAACAAACATCAATATCAGTTACTGTAGCAGCAACTGACGAAGAAAATAATACTATGTCATACTCCCTTGCTTCTGGTTCATCTTTACCTTCTGGAATCACTTTAAATTCTTCAAGCGGTGTAATATCTGGAACTTTGCCAAATATTACAGCAAATACAACTTATACATTTACAATTAATGCATCTGATGGAATAAATTCTGGTGTTCCAAGAACATTTAGCATAACATCAACTGCGGCTGAAGCCCCTACTGGTGGAACGATAACAACTTCTGGATCTTATAGATATCATACATTTATAGGAAATGGTACTTTTACCTGCTATGAACCTACAACTGTAGAATACTTAATTATTGCAGGTGGAGGGTCTGGAGGAAATGCTAGTGGTAATACTACTGGTGATGCAGGTGGCGGTGGAGCTGGTGGTGTAAGAAGTAGTTCTATTAATTTAACTGCACAAGCATACAACATAACAGTTGGAGCTGGAGGAAGCTCAGTAACATCTGCAGGAACTTCTATTGTTGGAAACAGAGGAAATAATTCATCAGCATTTGGTTTAAGCGCTACTGCTGGTGGTAGAGGAGGCGCAGATGCTGGTAATTCTGCAGCCTATACTGGTGGTTCAGGAGGCTCTGGTGGCGGCGGTTCTAACGGATGGGCAGGGGGAAGTGGTAACGAGGGAGGATACTCTCCATCAGAAGGTAATAATGGAGGATTTGGTGGACCTGGAGGCTCTGGTGGTGGTGGAGGCGCAGGTGGTGCTGGTATTAATGGAGCAGCTAGTGAAAGTTCTGGAACTGCTGGTGGTGGAGGAATTGGTACAAATTCATACTCTTCTTGGCTAACAGCAATTGCTTCAGCTATGACAGGAGTATCTGGTTGGTCATCAGCTACATCTGGTGGATATATTGCTGGAGGTGGAGCAGGTGGTTCAGATTTAGAGCATCCAGTATCTCAACCTGGAGGTTTAGGTGGTGGTGGAGCAGGTGGAGCAAGAAATGGAGATAGAAGTGGTGTAAGTGGTATTACAAATACTGGCTCTGGTGGTGGAGCTACATCATCTGCTGATTCTCAAAATGTTACTTCGGGTGGCGGCGGATCAGGATTAGTAGTTATTAGATATCAGGTATAACATATGTCATACCAACTTAAAGTAATCAAAGATTATCCAATCGGATTTTGGCCGCTTGATGAATCTTCTGGCACTACCGCCTCAGATATATCTGGATGCGGCAATAATGGAACATATACAGGATCTCCTGCAACTAACATACTACCGCTTGTACCAGGCGGAGTTTCTGGAACACGTATTACAAATACAGCATATGTAACATTTCCAATTACTAAAGATTTTTATGGCGCAAATGTTGGGGCGGGATTCGGAACAAAATACACATCAGATAATGACTTTACCCTAGAAGTATGGTTTAATCAATCCATAGAGTCTTCTAATGAAACCCCAATTTTGGCGGATTCAACAAATGATATTGGTCTATTTTGGGAAAATGGAGATATCGTATTTAAGGTGTCTGATACAGAAAGCATTCGTCGTAAAGTTCTATACAGTAAAAAAGCTATGCATATTGTAGGGCTCTATTCTGTAAATGGAATTGCTCTTTATATAGATTCTGCTCCAGTAGCATCAAAATCTTTAACTGATTTTAAATTTACAAATACAACAATATCTCTTCAATCTGGTCCGACGGCAGTTTCTGGAGATACATTTATAGTAGATGCTCCAGCAGTATACAGGTATGCTTTGAGTCAAACATCTATTCGTAGACATTATGTGGATGGCAATATTACAGTTCCTGCTATTCATGTTGTATATCCAGACAAAGGTATATTATTTAGTGGGACAGACGTAAATATAAAAGCCCAATTTGATTATTCTTATCCAGTAAATAAGCCATGGGCAGACTTTGTAGACGATAATACATACTACGATAATGCTAAAAATTATATAACATTTTATCCAACAGAAACTACCGAATCTAAAACATTTGTTATAAATGACTTTGTTTCAATTCCACAAACTATTGGATTAATTACATCTAAAGTAGAATGGCGGAATGATTTAGGAGTAGCAGTAGAAACAAGCGTAGACGGAATATCATATCTGCCTTGTTATAATGGACAGCCGATTCCTCAGTATAATAAAGATTCATTTGATACAAGCGGAAAGCTTTATATTAGAATTACTATGTCTACAACAGATGCAAGTAAATTCTTGCCAAGGCTATCATTTTTCTGCATAACATTTTATTCAGATACTACAGTATATGCTGACAATTATGGAGATAAGATTACTTCAAGTGAAGATTATTATTTGGGATCATTAAATTATCCTATTTTATCCCGCCATTATATGAATGGAATTAGGGCTAAAAATGGAGCAGGATTTAATATGACTACAGCAATGTCTGTGAAGTCTGTAGAAATGCTCTTTACGCCCCTTACGTTGGCCTCTAACACCCTATTCTATGGTTCTAGTGGTACAACCACCAGATTCGCCTGGAATGGCTCTGGAGCAATTTCTAAGGCCAATATTGCCAAGGTATATATAAATAATGTAGATGTTTCGACGGCTACAAATATATCTAATTATTTAGTAGAAGAAGAACCACATTATATTGTTTTAGTATTTACTACCCCAATTTCTGGCCCATTCCAATTTAATTATGAGACATCTGGGGGCCCAAGTAACCTGTATAAGAATATTGCTATTTATGATTCTGAGTTAACGGCGTCTAAGGTAGAGACACATTTTGAGCTATATACAGGAAAGCCAGTAGAAACAGTCACAGAATCTGCCATCACCCTGACAGAATTAGAGCCAGCATATTATAATAACGACTGGATTGTGCTACAAAGCATATAAAAAATACATCCAGCCTGACAAAAAAGCTGGACTTTGACTATAAAGAGTGGTAAAATAAAACATATGAGTATTAAAACCACCACCATTGAAAATGAGACCCGCCTTGGAATATATGTCTGGGAAATGCCAGACGGACGGTGGATTGGTGACGACGAAGGAAATTATCTATCAGTCACATCAATGAAAGGCAATAAGTCCAAGATCGATGCTCTTGCAAGAGAAGTTCGTTCTTATGGAATTTATGAGGGGCAGCCTAAGTTTTTGGAGGGCCGTAGAAAAATTGATGACGAAGAGTTTCAGTATCAACAGCAGAGACTTGAGTGGGGTTTGATCCCAGATCCTCTAGATATTGGTAACTATAAGGATGAAATGAGGAAAGCAAATAAATGACAGCAGAGTTTATTGAAGATACAGATTCTCAAGAGATTGAGATTTCAAATGCTGCAGACTGGGCAAAGTTTCATTCTCCAACAATTCAAAAAACAAACGACCCATTTAAGATTGAAGGCGAAGACCTTACTAAGGTATCTGGGCTAAGCCCAGCATTCCGTCGGAAGATGAATAGAGATCTTCAAAAGAAATTTTCTGGTATTGACGGAACAGGAACACAACAGAATTTATTGCAACAGGCTATCACAGGATATGCCATGTTCGACCTTGTCGAACCCCCATACAATATGGAGTATCTGTCACAGATTTATGAAATATCTGCATATAACTATTCAGCAATCAATGCTAAGGTTGCTAATATTGTAGGCCTAGGTTTTGAATTTATTGAAACCCGCAAAACAATTGAAGCAATGGATGGCATAGATAACGAAGTCCAATTAGAGCGGGCACGTAGAAAGCTTAATAGACTTCGTCAAGATCTACATGAATGGCTAGAAGATTGCAATGAAGAAGAAACATTTAAAGAAACACTAATTAAATTTTATACAGACGTAGAAGCAACGGGAAATGGATACCTTGAAATAGGTAGAACATCTGCAGGCAAAATTGGATATGTTGGACATATCCCAGCAAAGACAATGCGTGTTCGTCGTTTGCGTGATGGATTTATTCAATTGCTATATGGCAAGGCTGTATTCTTCCGTAATTTCGGAGATCAAGAAACTCCTAATCCAATTTCAGGCGGTCTAGATAGACCAAATGAAATTATTCATATGAAGAAATACACGCCACAAAATAATTATTATGGCATTCCAGATATCGTATCAGCAGCAAATGCTATGAGCGGAAACGAATTGTCTGCCAAGTACAATCTTGATTATTTTGAAAATAAGGCTGTTCCACGATATATTATTACTGTAAAGGGCGCAAAGCTCTCAACAGAATCAGAGCGTAAGCTTCTAGAATTTTTCCAGGTCGGACTTAAGGGTAAGAATCATAGATCTCTTTATATTCCTTTGCCAGCCGATAGCCCAGATGCTAAGGTTGAATTTAAGATGGAGCCAGTTGAGGCAAATCCACAAGAGTCATCATTTAATACATATCGCAAGATGAACCGTGATGAAATTCTTATGGCTCACCGTACTCCAATTAATAAAATCGGAACTCCAGAAGGAATTAATTTGGCGGCAGCAAGAGATGCCGATAAAACATTTAAAGAGCAGGTATGTCGTCCAGCACAGGATATTCTAGAGAAGAAACTAAATAGATTAATCTCAGAAATGACAGATGCTCTAGAAATTAAATTCAATGAATTAGCTCTCACAGATGAAGACACATTGTCTAAGATTGATGAGCGTTATTTGAGAATGCAGGTAATTACTCCAAATGAGGTTCGTATCCGTAAGGGTATGGTTCCATTAGATGGTGGAGATGAGGTTGTTCAATTAAAGCCACAGCAACAGGCAGAAATTCGAGCCCAGGCTGGAAATACTAGAGCCAGATCTCAAGAACGTCAAAATACCCAGCCAGATATTTCTGGAGAGGGGCGAAATGAACAAGGGGCTGGAAGACAAGTCGAGTAGTCCTACTCAACCATTTATTTGCCTTTTGATGTGTAAATAAATATAATTAAGCATATGAATATTGAGAAATCTTTGTGGTCCTCAAATGGCGATAACATCAGCCTTTCAGTACCATTTACAAAAGTCAACCGTGAGAAGAGAACTGTCTCAGGTTTTGCAACACTTGATAATCTAGATCAAACAGGCGATGTTGTAACAGCAGAAGCATCATTGAAGGCATTCGAATCTTTCCGTGGAAACATTCGTGAAATGCACGGTTCAAATGCTGTTGGCAAAATGGTTTCATTTAAACCAGAAACATTTTATGATCCAAAGAGCGGCGAGTTTTATAATGGTGTATATGTAGACG